ACCGCCTTTTGCGCAGCCCTGGCCGAGACATGCAACGTCGGCCGGGCGTGCCGTGCCGTGGGTATTTCGCGCCAAACCGCCTACAACTGGCGCGACGCCGACGCCGACTTCGCCCTCGCCTGGGACCGGGCCATGAAGGCCGGCCTACTGGCCCTTGAGGATGAAGCGCACCGCCGTGCGTTCGAGGGCACCGACGAGCCCGTTTTCTACAAGGGCGACGAATGCGGCAGCGTGCGCAAGTACAGCGACACCCTCGCCATATTTTTGCTCAAGGCTCACGCCCCCGAGAAGTACCGCGAGAACACCCGCATGGAACTGACCGGCGCCAACGGCGGCCCGGTGCAAATCAGCGACACCGAGCGCGCCGCCAAGATCGCCTCAATCCTCGCCGCTGCCAAAGCACGAAAGGACGGCGATGTATCGGATTTGATTTGACGAAAGGAAACATCATGCCCGCTGTCATTGACTTGACGGGCGAGAAGTTCGGCCGCTTGACCGTCCTCGCCTATGTTGGAAAAACCAAAGACCGCAAGAGCTTGTGGCAATGCCGCTGCGAGTGCGGCAACGAAGCCACCACGACCGGCAAGCGCCTGCGCAAGGGGGAAACGCTGTCCTGCGGTTGCCTGATGCGCGAAACCCAGCGCGCCAACCTCAAGCCGGGGGCGCATGAAAGCCACCAGCGTGCAACGCACGGCCACGCGACCCACGGCACCAGCCCGACCTACAAGACGTGGGCGGCGATGGTCAATCGCTGCACCAATCCGAAAGCGACGAATTTCCGCTTTTACGGTGGCAGGGGCATCACGGTTTGCGCACGCTGGCAGGACTTTGCCACCTTCCTCGCCGACATGGGCGAGCGCCCCGACGGTATGACCATCGACCGCATCGACGTGAACGGAAACTATGAACCAGCAAACTGCCGATGGGCAACAGCTACCGAGCAAGCGCGAAATCGACGCCCTGCTCGGGTATCTGTCGCCTGAAGAACTCGCCGAACTGGATCAACTGCTGAACGACCCGACGCGGCTGTTCTGGCCCTTGCCCGGCCCGCAGTCGATGGCCTATCACTCCGAGGCTGACGTTATTGGCTACGGGGGCGCGGCTGGGGGCGGTAAGAGCTTTCTCGCCATCGGTAAGGCGCTGACCCAGCACCGCAAGGTCATGATCCTGCGTCGCGAGGCCACGCAGCTTACCGGCATCATCGACGACATGACGACCCTGCTTGGAAGCCGTGACGGCTACAACGGGCAAGAGCGAATTTGGCGATTGCCGGACGGGCGGCAAATTGAGTTCGGCAGCGTGCCAAACCTGGGCGACGAGGCGCGCTATCAAGGCCGCCCTCACGACCTGCTGGTGTTCGACGAGGCGGCAAACTTCCTTGAGGTGCAGGTGCGTTTCCTGCTCGGCTGGCTGCGCACCACAATACCCGGCCAGCGTTGCCAGGCGCTGCTGACCTTCAACCCGCCGACCACGGCCGAGGGCCGTTGGATCACGGCCTTCTTCGCGCCCTGGCTCGACAAGAAGCACCCGAAACCGGCCCAGCCGGGCGAGTTGAGGTGGTTCGCCATGATCGACGGCGAAGAGGTCGAGGTACCGAACGGCGAGCCCTTCCAGCACGGCGCCGACCTCATCAAGCCGATGAGCCGGACGTTCATTCCCTCGCGTGTCAGCGACAACCCCTACCTCATGGGAACCGGCTACATGGCAACCCTGCAATCCCTACCTGAGCCGCTGCGCTCTCAAATGCTCTATGGCGACTTCAACGCGGGCATCGAGGACTCCCCGTGGCAAGTCATACCGACCGCGTGGGTGGAGGCGGCCCAGGCGCGATGGAAGCGGCCCGACAAGCTGGCGCCCATGGACTCGCTGGGCGTGGATGTGGCGCGCGGTGGCCGGGACAACACGATCATCGCCCGCCGGCATGGAATGTGGTTCGACGTGCCCCTGGTCTATCCGGGCAGTCAAACCCCTGACGGCCCGACCGTGGCCGGGCTCATCATCGCCGCCAAGCGCGACGACGCGGTGGTGCATATCGACGTTATCGGCGTGGGCTCGGCGCCCTACGACTTCCTCAACGAGGCCGGCCAGCAGGTCGTCGGCGTCAATGTCGCCGAGGCCGCCGTGGGCACCGACAAGTCGGGCCGCCTGCGCTTCAAGAACCTGCGCAGCGAGCTATGGTGGCGGATGCGTGAGGCCCTGGACCCGACCAACAACACGGGCATCGCCCTGCCGCCAGATCCCGCCCTTCTCGCGGACCTGTGCGCACCGACCTGGGAACTGTCGGGCTCGACCATCTACGTGGCGAGCCGCGAGCAGATCATGGAAAAAATCGGACGCTCGCCCGACTATGGCAGCGCCTACGTGCTGGCCCTGCTCGACACGCCGAAGCGCGCTGTGGTCGAGGCCATGGGCCAGCGGCGCCGCCGGGAGTATGACCCCTATAGCCTGCGATAAGGGGATTGACCCGACCGGCAACTACGAGCCGGGTAACTGTCGATGGGCTGACGCGACGACACAAAACGCGAATAAGCGCCCTAGTGCGCGTACCTGATAACAGGCCCCCTAGTCTTGAGCGCATGGAACCGACCATTCGCACAATCACCGTAGACGACGCCTTCGACTCGCCTGTGTTCGCCGCCCTATGCGACGAGTACCGGGCCGAGGCGCTGCGCAATCCCGACATGATGGGCGCGCTACCTGACCGCGAAGGCTACGCCCGCATGGTCGACGCCGGCCTGCTGCACTTCCTGGGCGTGTTCGTCGGGGAGGAACTGGTCGGCCTGTGCACCGTGCTTATCGCGCCTGTGCTGCATTTTGGCGGCAAGGTCATCGCATCGACCGAAACCCTGTTTGTGGCCAAGGCGCACCGCGCTGGTGGCGCCGGCATAAAGCTGCTGCGCGCTGCCGAGAAAGTAGCGGCTGAGGCAGGGGCCGGCGGCCTGTACGTGACTGCCCCCGTCGGCGGGCGCCTTGAGCGCCTGCTGCCGCATGTCGGCTACCACGAAACCAACCGCATTTTCTTCCGGAGGCTGCTGTGACCGGGCTCGTGGCGGCCGAGGGCCGCATTCCCGCTATGACGGCCCAGGCCATCGACAAGGTGCGCCAGTTGGAAGCCATCACGCGCGAACTGCCCCAGGTCGAGATTGCCACCGATCACGTGCTGCACGGCGGCATGTACGCGCGAACGATCTGCATTCCGGCCGGTGTGGTGCTCACTGGGGTGTTCATCCGCGTGCCCACGCTGCTGGTGTTCGAGGGTAACGCTACGGTCAATGCTGGCGATGAGCCGGTCACGCTGGTGGGCTACCACGTGCTCGCAGCCAGCGCGCACCGCCGGCAGGCATTCCTGGCCCATGAGGACACGCGCTTGACCATGGTGTTTTCCACCCAGGCCAAGACCGTGGCCGAGGCCGAGGACGAATTTACCGACGAGGCGCACCTGCTGTTTTCTCGCAAGCCGGGCGCCGTGAATCGCATCAACATCACAGGAGAGTAATCATGTCGGGTGGAGCTACCGCAGTCATGGCCGCCGCCGCAGTTGCTGGTGCTGCAATCGCCTACAACAACGGGCAGGAGCAGAAGAAGGCCGCCGAGCGCGCGGCGCAGCAGGCCCAGGCCAATGCGCAGAAGCAGGAGAAGGCCGCCGACGAGGCGACCAACCGCGCCAACCAGAAGCGCGCCGATACCGGCGCCGCGCTGGACGCGGCAACCCAGGCGGGCAAGGCCGGGGCATCCGGCACCATGCTGACCGGGCCGCAGGGCATAGCGCCGGACCTTCTCAACCTTGGGAGAAATACCCTGCTCGGGAGCTAACCGTGACCAAAGCCGTTGATTTGACCAACAAGCGTTTTGGCAGGTTGTTTGTTGTTGCGCGTGAAGGCAGCGACAAAGAAGGCCGTGCCACGTGGCGCTGCTGGTGCGATTGCGGGAACGAAACGGTCGTCCAGGGGAAGAAGCTAGGAAGCGGCCACACTCAATCGTGCGGCTGTTTGGGCGTGGAGGCTAGGTTAGCCGCGAGCACAGTACATGGCATGTGCGGAACAAGCACTTACACCTCGTGGTACGCGATGCTCGGCCGCTGTAATCGAAAGACACACCACAAGTACGCGGACTACGGCGGACGCGGCGTCAAGGTCTGTGAACGTTGGCACAAGTTTGAGAACTTCCTCGCCGATATGGGCAAACGCCCTAACGGTATGACGCTTGACCGCATCGACGTGAACGGCAATTACGAGCCAGGCAACTGTCGGTGGGCAGACGCCAAGACCCAAGCAGCAAACAAGCGCAACAGCGTAAAGGTAGGGACAGCATGATGGCCGAAATCTCCAAGCGCAAACTACTGCTATCGCGCTGGGGGCAGTTGCGCAACGAGCGCGAAAGCTGGATGTCGCACTGGAAGGAAATCAGCGACTACCTGCTGCCGCGTTCCGGGCGGTTCCTCGTGACCGACAGGAACCGGGGGGAGAAGAAGCACAACTCGATCTATGATTCTACCGGCACTCGCGCGCTGCGCGTGCTCGCCGCCGGCATGATTGCCGGCATGACCAGCCCGGCGCGCCCCTGGTTCCGCCTCACCACGTTCGACCCGCAGTTGGATGAGTCGGCGGCCGTCAAGGCGTGGCTGGCTGACGTTACCCGCCTCATGCAGATGGTGTTTGCCAAGTCAAATACCTACCGCGCTCTGCACTCGATGTATGAGGAATTGGGCGCCTTCGGCACGGCGGGCACCATCGTGTTGGCGGACTACGATTCGGTCATCCACCACTACACGCTGACCACGGGCGAGTTCGCCATAGCCGCCGACCATCGCGGCCAGATCAACACGCTTTACCGCGAATTCCAAATGACCGTGGCGCAAGCCGTGGCCGAGTTTGGCCGCGAGAATTGCAGCCTGACGGTGCAAAACCTTTTCACCCGTGGCGCCCTGGAACAGTGGGTCACGGTCATGCAGGCCATCGAGCCGCGCGTCGACCGCGACCTGACCAAGCGCGACGACCGCAACATGGCGTGGAAGTCCATCTATTTCGAGCCGGGCGGCAACGAGGACCAGATCCTGCGCGAGTCCGGCTTCAAGGAATTCCCGGCCTTGTGCCCACGCTGGGCGGTATCCGGCGGCGACATCTACGGCAACAGCCCGGCCATGGAAACGCTCGGCGACATCAAGCAATTGCAGCACGAGCAACTGCGCAAGGCCCAGGGCATCGACTACAAGACCAAGCCCCCGCTGCAGGCGCCCACGTCCCTGAAGTCGCGCGACGTGGATACCCTGCCCGGCGGCATTTCCTTCGTGGATTCGGCCGCCCCCAACGGCGGCATCCGCTCGGCCTTCGAGGTCAATATCGACTTGTCGCACCTGCTGGCCGACATCCAGGACGTGCGCGAGCGCATCAAGAGCAGCTTCTACGCCGACCTGTTCCTCATGCTCGCCAACGGCACCAACCCGCAAATGACCGCCACCGAGGTGGCCGAGCGCCACGAGGAAAAGCTGCTCATGCTGGGGCCGGTGCTGGAACGGATGCACAACGAAATCCTCGACCCGCTCATCGAAATGACCTTTTCGCGGATGGTCGAGGCCGGCATCGTGCCGCCCCCGCCGGACGAATTGCAGGGTATGGAGCTGAGCGTCGAGTTCGTCAGCATGCTGGCCCAGGCGCAGCGCGCGATTGCCACCAATTCGGTGGATCGCTTCGTCGGCAACCTGGGCGCGGTGGCCGGCATCAAGCCGGAAGTCCTCGACAAGTTCGACGCCGACCGCTGGGCCGACGCCTACGCCGACATGCTGGGCATCGACCCCGAGTTGATCGTGCCGGGCGAACAGGTGGCCTTGATCCGCAAGCAGCGCGCCGAAGCGGCCCAGGCCCAGCAGCAGGCCGCGCTGCTCAACCAGGGCGCCGACATCGCGCAGAAGCTGGGCAGCGTGGACACCGGCAAGCGAAGTGCGCTCACCGACGTGACCCGCGCTTTCAGCGGCTACACCTGACCTGTGGTGCGCGTACCGAAAAACCGCCCGCATAGGCTACGCACATGAGCAAATACGACCCGACCGACATCCGCAGCCAGGAGCGTGCCCAGGCCGATACCGACCTGCGCAACAAGCTGGCGAAGGACACGGAAGAGGCGGACCTCAAATGGCTCATGGGCAGCAAGCGGGGGCGTCGCATCGTGTGGCGCTTTCTGGACCGAGCCGGGGTGTTCCGGCTTTCGTTCAATACCAACTCGATGGCGATGGCGTTCAACGAGGGGAACAGGAACGAGGGCCTGCGCATCTTGGCGCAAATCCACACGCTCTGCCCGGAGCTTTATCCCGTAATGGTGAAGGAACAGATCCATGACAACCGAAACGCTGATGACGGAAGCCGCAACGACCACTGAAGGCGCCACCGCATCTGAACAGGCCATCCAGCAATCCGCTACTGGTGCGGGTGAAGGCGGCCAACAGCAGCAAACGACCGAAGGGCAGGGCACCCAAGGCCAGCAGGCCGAGGGCACCAAAACCGAAGGCGAGCAGGGGAAGAAGCCGGAAGGCGCACCCGAGAGCTACGAGTTCAAGGCTCCCGAGGGCGTGCAGTTCGACGACACCGTTATCGGTGCTTTCTCCGAAGTCGCCAAGGAATTGAACCTGCCCCAGGACCAAGCGCAAAAGGTAATCGACAAGATGGCCCCGGTTATCGCCGCGCGCCAGCTTGAGCGGTTCCAAGCCGCTCGCACCGAGTGGGCGGAAGCCGCAAAGACCGACAAGGAATTCGGCGGCGAGAAACTGGCCGAGAACCTGGGCACCGCGAAGAAAGCGATCGATGCGTTCGCTACGCCCGAACTGCGCACGCTGCTGGAAGAGTCCGGCCTGGGCAACCACCCCGAGGTTATCCGGGTGTTCTACCGGGCGGGAAAGGCAATCAGTGAGGACCGTTTTGTCGGTGGAAAGCAGGGCCAGCAAGCCCAGCAATCCGTCGCGCAGCGGATGTATCCCAACATGAACCCGTAATCAGGAGGTTTTCAAATGGCAACTCTCAGCGCGGGCCAGCTCACCCTGGCCGATTGGTCGAAGCGCACCAGCCCGGATGGCAAGATCGATCCGGTAGCCGAACTGCTCTCGCAGCAAAACGACGTCCTCGAAGACATCGTCTTCAAGGAAGCCAACCAACCGACCAGCCACGTGGTCAATATCCGCACCGGCCTGCCGACCGTCTATTGGCGTGCCTACAACCAGGGCGTGCCGAGCAGCAAGTCGACCACTGCCCAGGTGACCGAGCCCTGCGCGATGCTGGAAGCCCGCTCCCATATCGACGCCAAGCTCCTGGCCTTGAACAACAACAGCGCCGAATTCCGCCTTTCCGAGGAATCCGCCTTTATCGAGGCGATGAACCAGGAAATGACCGGCAAGCTGTTCAACGGCAACGTCGGCACCGACGCCAAGACTTTCAGCGGCCTGGCGACTCGCTACAGTTCCACCACGGCCGGCAACGGCGGCAACGTCATCCTGGCCGGTGGCGCCGGTTCGGACAACGCTTCCGTCTACCTGGTGGTGTGGGGTGAGCAGACGGTTTTCTGCCCGTTCCCGAAGGGCTCGCGCGCTGGTCTGCAATCCCGCGACCTGGGCGAGGAATCGGTGCAGGACGCCAACGGCAACTGGTATCAAGCAGCCCGCTCCCTGTTCCAGTGGGACTGCGGCCTGGTGGTCAAGGATTGGCGCTATGTCGTCCGCATCACCAACATCGACGTGTCCGACTGGATCGGCGTTACCGGCTCCCAGGCTTCCACCGCCTCCACCAACCTCCTGAAGCTGATGATGCGCGCCATTGCCCGTATCCCCAACTTCAACATGGGCCGCGCGGCGTTCTACGCCAACCGCTCCATTCAGGAAGGTTTGATGATCCAGGCGCTTGAAAAGTCGAACGCGGCCCTGGGCATCAAGGACGCTCTGACCCAGTTCGGCACCAAGATCAACCAACTGGAATTCATGGGCATCCCGGTGCGCGGCGTCGATCAACTCGGCATCGCTGAAACCCTGGTGTCCTAATCGGGAAACGGAAAGGAATAGCCATCATGATCCTCGACGCACTTCTGCAACTCTCCGCTGCCCAGGCCGTCACGGCCTCGGCGGTTTCCACCAACACTATCGACCTCGGCCGGGCGCGCGACATCGGCACCGGCAAGGATTTGTATGCGGTCATCACCGTGGATGAAGCCGCCGCCGCTTCTGATGCTGCCACCGTGCAGTTCCAGGTCATCAGTTCGGCGGCCGACAACCTCAGCAGCCCGACGATCCTCGGCCAAACCGATGCGATTGCCAAGACCGAACTGACGGTCGGCCGCAAGCCCATCGTCGTGCCGATTCCGCCCGCCATCCTGAACGCGCAGCCCATCGGCCAGCGCTACCTGGGCCTGCAATACACGGTCGGCACCGGCCCGCTGACCGCTGGGAAATTCACCTGCTACATCAGCGACAGCGATGTCAGCGTGAACAAGAACTACCCCAGCGGCTTTACCGTCGCCTAACCAGGAGCCTGAAACATGAGCAACGAAAAGGACGTCGGCACTATCAAGTGCAAGGTTGTCGCCGACAAGGTGTGGTACTCGAAAGAGAGCCGCTTCCTGATGCAGGGCGATGAGGTCGATTTCCCGGCCAAGGTGAAGAACTACAAGGGCGAACTGGTCGATTTCAAGGTCGGTGAGTCGTTCGAGGTTGTCGAGCCCGAGCCGCAAGGCAAGAAGGCGAAGCAGCCGGGCGGCAAGGCCGACGACCTGGTTTGATCTTCTCCAAGGTGGTAGCCAGCAGCTTGCGGGGGCCTTGCGCCCCCGTTTTTCTAGGAGGTGCCCATGGCCTCGGAAGTTGATATTTGCAACCTCGCGCTCGCGCGCCTGGGCGACAACGCCACGGTGGCGAGCATTGACCCGCCCGAGGGCTCGGCCCAGGCGGAACACTGCGCGCGCTTCTACGCCGTGGCCCGCGACTCCCTGCTGGAAATGCACGCCTGGAAGTTCGCCACCCGGCGCGTGCAGCTTGCCAAGCTGACCGTGCCGTCCTGGGACTGGTCCTTTGCCTATGCTGAACCGACCGGCGCGCTCAAGCTGCTGGGGGTGCTCTCGGCGACGGCCTCGAACGATGACGAGACGCAGCCCTACGAGGTAGAAAGCGCCGCCAACGGGGCCACCATCATCCTGACCAACCAGGAGGACGCCAGCCTGCGCTTCGTCGCCCGCGTGACCGACACCACCAAGTTCTCGCCGCTCTTCGTCGACGCGCTTGCCTGGCTGCTGGCGTCCTACCTGGCCGGGCCGGTGCTCAAGGGCGACGCGGGCGCCGCCATGGCGAAGGCGTGCCTGCAGAGCTTCATGCTCGCATTCTCCAATGCCAAGGTTTCGGACGCCAACCAGCGCAAGGTGCGCCCGGAGCACACGCCGGCCTGGATCGCCGGGAGGTAAGCCGTGGCGAACATTCGCGCCCTGCAACGCTCGTTCTCGGGCGGTGAAATCAGCCCGGAAATGTTCGGGCGAAACGACGACGCCAAGTATCAGTCGGGCCTCGCCCGCTGCCGCAACTTCATTACCAAGCCGCAAGGCCCGGCCGAGAACCGGCCCGGCTTCGCCTTTGTGCGTGCAGTGAAGGACTCGACCAAGAAGGTGCGGTTGATCCCGTTCACCTACTCGACGACTCAAACCATGGTCATCGAAATGGGGCCGGGCTATTTCCGCTTCCATACCCAGGGCGCTACCTTGATGAGCGGGGGCGCGCCTTATGAAATCGCCAACCCCTATGCCGAGGCCGATCTGTTCGACGTGCATTATGTGCAGTCGGCGGACGTGCTCACCCTGGTGCATCCGAATTATGCGCCGCACGAACTGCGCCGCCTGGGGGCGACGAACTGGCAACTGACGACCCTATCCTTCGCGGCCTCGATTGCCGCACCGGGGGCGCCGTCGCTGTCTGCTGCTGGGCATACGGCCGTGAAATACACCTACTACTACGTGGTCACGGCGGTGGATTCCGAAGGCGTCAGCGAGTCGGCCGCCTCGGCAGCGTCGAGCGTAGGCGGCAACTTGTTCGAAACCGGCGCCACCGTGACAATCTCGTGGGCGGCAGTGACCGGCGCCTCGCGCTACAACGTCTATAAGCTGCAAGGCGGCCTGTATGGCTACATCGGCCAAACCGCCGGCCTGTCCATCGTCGACGACAACATCAGCCCCGACCTGGGCAAAACCCCGCCCATCTACGACAGCGTGTTCAACGCGGCCGGCGACTACCCCGGCGCCGTGTCCTACTTCGAGCAGCGCCGATGCTTTGCCGGTACGACGAACAAGCCGCAAAACATCTGGATGACCAAGTCCGGCACTGAATCGAACATGAGCTATTCGCTCCCGCTTCGAGACGACGACCGCATCGCCTTCCGCGTGGCCGCGCGCGAGGCGAACACCATCCGCCATATCGTGCCGCTCACCCAACTGCTGCTGCTCACGTCCTCGGCCGAGTGGCGCGTCACGTCGGTGAATAGCGACGCAATCACGCCGAGCACCATCAGCGTGCGCCCGCAGTCCTATGTGGGCTCGTCCAACGTGCAGCCGGTCATCATCAACAACACCCTGATCTACGGCGCGGCACGCGGCGGCCACGTGCGCGAACTGGCCTACAACTGGCAGGCCAGCGGCTTCATTACCGGGGATCTGTCCCTTCGCGCACCGCACCTGTTCGACACGTTCGACATCGTGGATATGGCCTATGCCAAGGCGCCGCAGCCAGTAGTCTGGTTCGTTTCCACGTCCGGCCGGCTGCTGGGCCTCACCTACGTGCCCGAACAACAGGTCGGCGCCTGGCACTGGCACGACACGGACGGCGTGTTCGAGTCCTGCACCGTGGTGGCCGAAGGTGGCGAGGACGCGCTTTATTGCGTGATTCGTCGCACGATCAACGGCAACAGCGTGCGCTATGTCGAGCGCATGGCCTCGCGTCAATTCACCGACCAGGCCGACGCCTTCTTCGTCGATTGCGGCGCCACCTACTCGGGCGTGCCGGCCGACGTTATCAGCGGCCTGGACCACCTCGAAGGAAAAACGGTCAGCATCCTGGCCGATGGTGCGGTGCATCCGCAGCGCGTGGTCACGGGAGGCAGCATCATCCTGGACATCGAGGCCAGCACCGTGCAAATCGGCTTGCCCATCGAGGCCGACCTGCAAACCCTACCGCTCGCCGTGCAGCTACAGGACGGCAGCTTCGGGCAGGGCCGGTTCAAGAACGTGAATAAGGTATGGCTGCGCGTCTATCGGTCCTCGGGCATTTTCGTGGGGCCGAGCGCCAGCGAACTGACCGAGGTCAAGCAGCGCACCACGGAGAACTACGGCACGCCGCCGGCATTGAAGAGCGACGAGATTGAGCTGACGCTGACGCCGTCCTGGGCAGCGGGCGGGCAGGTGTATGTCCGGCAGTCTGACCCCTTACCACTGACCGTGGTCAGTCTGACCGTGGAAGTGGCAATGGGGGGTTGATTACCAACGCTGGCCGTGGGTTCGGGTTTCCCCGGTGCCGTAGTTTTGATAGGTGCCCGTGCCCCGGTCGTAGGACCACGAGTTGCCGCGCGAGTCGGTGCCGGTGGATCGCATCCCCGAACTGGTGGCCGCGTGCAAGAAAACCCTGGGCGAGCAGCAACCGCAACCAACCGCCCCGGCGCTTTCCCAACGGCAAGCCGAGGAAATCACGCAACGCCTGGACAGTCTCGCCCGGCTGTTCCACCCGCACAGCCAGCCGTTCGCCGACGTGATGGGCATCGCCCGTGCCTTGCAGGGCCTTGAACCCAAGCTCGGCGCGCGGGTGCCTTCGTTCGCATCCTTGCTGCCGAAGCCCGAGCCGATAGCCGAAACGCCCCTGCGCCAGCAGGTCGTGCAAACCCTGCGGGCGGAATACTCGCACGGCGACTACAAGGCGCTGGCCCGTGACCTCGGTATTCACGAGTCCTCGGCCAAGAAGATCGTCGGCCGGTTGAAGCTGGGGTCGGTGCAATGAGCCCGATAGACCGACTGCTTGAGTTCCTGGGCAGATTCCCGCCCGACACCCCGGCTTCGCTACTGGCCGGCGTCATCATCTTGGTGGAGTGCGCGTAACCCGCAAGCGAGGCGATACCGTTCCGCAATACCCTGGCCGTGGTGCCCGTGTTGGTCGTGGCCGGGGTATGGTTCGCACATTCTCCCAAGGGATCGCGCTATGGGTTTCAACGCTACGCAAATGGCCTCGGCCAGCGCCATCATGCAGACGGGCGGCATGGTCACGTCAGCCCTCGGCAG